TGGTGGTATTGGCCGGAGGCAGGGTGGGCAACCCCTGCCTTCGGAGCTTTACCGGCACACCGGGAGCCTTTAAAAATCAAAGCCTTACACGACTCGCAATCAGCAAAACCAAGGCTAATCAAGGTCAATCAGGGCTGTCCAAGCTCATCCAAACTGTAATTTCACTGTAGTTCGCGCCAGCGCATGCGAAGCGGCTACGATGAAAAATCACCGCGCCAGGTGCCGGAAGAATTCCGCACTGCCCCCCCCGACGAACTGCATGGATCGGAAGCAATCCGCCCCGTTCGCTCGCAGCCCCCTCCTATCACTTGACAATCTCAAAAGCCTGTTAATCCCAACAGGGGAACGGCTCACGCGTCGCGTGCTACAGTCGGCGGCACCGTTTCTTCATAGGGTTCAGCATGGGCTTCGCATTCATTCGGGATGGCGACACGACCTCGCACGGTGGGCGCGTTATTGCCAGTGACATGACCAACACTGTCGACGGGAAGGCGCTCGCTCTGCTCGGCGACATGGTTTCATGTCCGCGCTGCGGCGGCCTCTATCCGATCGTGAAGATCAAGGCCGATTTGAACATGACGTTCCACGGTCGGCCGGTCGTGTCTGAGGGCGACGTAACTGCGTGTGGCGCGAGCCTGATCGCGTCCCAGGGCACCGCAACCGCCTCGCCAACATCGGGCGCAGGCGCGCCGGTCGGCGGCGGCAAGAGCGTAGTGCCGCAGAACGACGGCCCGAATCGCGGCCGCTTCCAGGTCGTCGACGACAACACGCGCCGGCCCATCGCAAACCATCCGTACACCGTGACGTCGACGGACGGCCAGACGATTCACGGCATGACGGATGCGAACGGCCATACGGATTGGCTGAATACACAACAGGCCGCGTCGCTGTCGTTCAGCCAGCCGGGCACGACAGGCACCGCGGACACGAAGGCATGACCGACTATTCGCGCAGTTCGGCCGCCGGCGCGAGCAAGGGCGACGGCAACACGACCCTCGTCGGGCTCGACGGTCGCCTGTCGGGAAAGGATAAGGAAGTGCTCTGCGGCGTGATGTGCCCCTGCGCGCGCATCGGCGTCCAGACAAGAGTGGACAAGCGCGGGAGGTCGCGGACGCTCCGACAAGCATGCGTCGCTCAACGCCTGGACGCCATGAACGAATCGTCGCGAGCGACGTTCGGGGGACCGACCGAGTACCTGCCGGAGGTCAGCTACGACATGAGCCCGACACCGCCAGCGCCTCCGGTCCCGATCATGACCGAAGAGGATCGGCCTCTGCGCCCGGATTCCGTCGTCGACTGGATACGGGATAATTGGCCGGGCGGCATGAAGGGCTACCGCGACGGGAAGAAAACGGGCCTGGATCAAACGCGTCGACCCGACGTCGTGATCGTGCGCGATCCTGCTCTGCCGCCCGAGCAGTCGAATATCAAGACCGTCGTCGAAATGAAGTTCGAGGATTCGTACGGCGATCGTCAACGGGAGGCATACGTGCGAATCGCCGGTAGCGACAAAAAGGTGGCAACGCTGCGCCCCGCCGACTGCGGATGTGGCGATGACAAGCCGGACGAAAAACCGGCACGATCGACGCAAACGCAATCTGACGTCGAGTCGATTTTTGGCGTCAGTCCGGCCGGGCCGAACCGCGCAATGCCTGCCCCGATTCCGCATCTTCCGCCGGGCGTCCCCGGCTTCGCGTTCCCCTGAATACCATGACGAAAGATGAACTGGCTGCGTGGGCTAATGACCCGAAGCGCCGTGATACCCTGCCGTATGGACTGTTCGAGCCGCCCTATCAGAAAGGCATCGTAGGCGCGGCGTTTGTCGTGCGCGGCGTCCTGTACTTCCGCAACGGCTACACGGACGCGACGCGCAAGTCGCTCGTGCGATGTTACGACCGCTATCTCGACGTCATCACGAGGTACGAGACGGCACTGGCAGAGGCTGAAGGTCGCGATCCACCGAAGGCCGGCCCGATGCGATGGTTCTACGCCGAAGGCGAATCGCCCGTCGCGTTCGACAAATCTGCCGGCTTTCCCGACCTAGCGAAGCGCGTTCGGGGCAATGCCGCCCTGGTGTCGACCACGACCAGCGCGGATCACAAGCTCGCGGCCGGCTTCTACGATTTCGCCGTGTTCTGCCTCGAAGACTGGGAAGCGAAGTTTGAGCGCAGCCTCGACGTGATGTCGTTCACGGTGCCGCGCAGCTTTCTGCAGTTCGCGCCTGGCGCGTTCGAGCGGCTGTTCGCAGAGTTCGCGGAATGGTTGCGGCCAGTACACGGTCATGGCGGCTACGCGGTCAACCTGCCGCCGATGGGGCGCGAGCCAAACGAAGCGAGCGAGTATTTTTGGGCGCGGCAGTACGGGGCCGGGGTCGACGTCGGAAGCCCCCGGCGCACGTGCGTGCGTGACCTGACCGACAAGCTCAAGACGGTCGACTGGCTGACCGTGATAGACGCCGATCTCGTCCGCCGCGCCGGCGGAGCAGACGGAATGGTGCTCCCCCCGGACTGGTATCGAAAGGCTGCGTTCGGCGACGGCGGCCTGCTGATTCAGGCAGGGGTGGAACCTCAAACCGGCGTGTCGGTTGGCGCGGGGCACCCGCCCGAGCCTCCGGCCGCATATGTCGTGCTGAACCGGGCCCTGCGCCCCATCGTCGCCGATACGATCGACAGCCTGCAGGATGGCACCGTCAACAGCACCGCTCCCCTTCTCAGTACGACGATCGCGAGCGAAGCGTGGCTCCGGCGCTTCAACGTGCCCGACGACGAGCTCCCCGACTACTGGGTCGAGCTTCACAAGACGGCAAAGCTGCGATCGATTTAATGACGTTTGCCCCGGCCGAGGCATATCACAATTCAGCTGACTTTTACAATATTTCCTTTTGCGGTGCGCCAGAATGGCGCCACAATGGCGCCCATGATGAAAGCCGCCAAAGACTCGTGCGCCCAGACAGAGCGCATCACCGTGCGCCTGCCCGACGACATGCTTGCTGCGATCGACGCCGAGTGTTCCCGGCGCGTTGGCAACGTGTCGCGCAACACCTGGATACTCGAAGCCGTTCAGGAAAAGTTATCACGAGCGAACGGCGGCGCAGACAAACAATCAGATGCCGCGAGGGGAAACTAATGGGTCGCTTCTACGAGTTCTTCGCCGGCGGGGGAATGGCCCGTGCCGGCCTTGGCGAGGGATGGCAATGCCTTTTCGCCAACGATTTCGATCACAAGAAGGGCATCACGTACCGTCAGAACTGGGGAGACGGCGAACTGCTCACCGGCGATGTGCGCCAGGTCAAGCCCGAAAACCTTCCCGACCGCGCGAATCTCATCTGGGGTTCGTTTCCATGCCAGGACCTGTCGCTGGCCGGTGCCGGCGCGGGCCTGAAAGGCGATCGCTCTGGCACGTTCTGGCCGTTCTTCGATGTCGTGAAAGGCTTGATCGCGGACAATCGCGCGCCCGACATCATCGCCTTGGAAAATGTTGTCGGTACGCTGCATTCGCACGAGGGCAAGGACTTTGCTGCGATCTGTACGGCGCTCGACCGCGCCGGCTACCGGTTTGGTGCGATGGTGATCGACGCCGCGCTGTTCGTGCCGCAGTCACGCCCTCGTCTGTTCGTCGTCGGCATCCGCAAGGATTTGCCAATCCCTGATGCGCTCGTGCGACAAGACGCATCGCCGCTGTATCACCCGAAAGCGTTGCTGACGGCGCTGGACAAACTGACGGCCAAGGCGCGGCAGAGCTGGGTGTGGTGGCACCTGCCCACGCCGGATCGTCGCGAAGCGGTCTTCGCCGACTTGATCGAAGAAAGTCCGACGGGGGTCAAGTGGCACACGACGGCGGAAACGCAACGACTGTTGGCAATGATGAGCGACGTGAACCTTGCCAAGGTCGAGAAAGCAAAGAAGGCGTCGAAGTCCACCGGACGTCGTATGGTCGGCGCGATCTACCGGCGCACGCGTCGCGACGAGCAGGGCAACAAGGTCCAACGGGCAGAAGTTCGCTTTGACGACGTGGCCGGTTGCCTGCGAACGCCCTCGGGTGGGTCGAGCCGGCAATTAATCATGGTGATCGACGGCAGCAAGGTCCGCACACGGCTCATTTCCAGCCGTGAAACAGCGCGCCTGATGGGATTGCCGGATGAATACGAGTTGCCCGAGAACTACAACGAGGCGTACCACCTGACCGGCGACGGCGTGGCGGTTCCCGTTGTTCGCCACATCGCCGCGAACCTCTTCGAACCGATCTTGGCCGTTCAACCGCCGCTGGCGAGGGCCGCTGCATGAGCATCGTTCCGTGCGAGCAGAACGGCGAACTGCGCAAGATGATCGAAACGTACGCCGAAAACCTGAAGACCGAAGCGCACAAGATCGGCGATCACGGTCTTTCGGAGGTCGAGTTTTACAACAGCGGTGTGTTTCGTGGGGCGATCGAGCGGGTACGCGGCCAGTTTTCCGCGTCGATGCGGGAAAAGCGTGAGTTCGTGCAGCACATCCTGAACCACATGCAAGACGAAGGGTTCATCACCGAGTGGGAATCGGCCGGCGAGGCCAACCGGCACGATTACATCGTGCGCCTGCCGTCCGGTCGAACGTCCGCGATCGAGTTGAAGGGCTGCCTAGACGGCAACAACACGAACATTTTCGAACGGCCGCCGCAGGCGGAAGAGTTCGTGATTTGGAGCGTTTGCACGAACCCTGGTGCGGACCCTCGGCACAACGCCTGGTCGGGCATTCATACACGGTTGAGCGCCGAAATCATCTTCCGCGAGCAGCGTGTCGACGGCGTGGTGCTGTGGGACATGGTGTGCGGAACGGTTGGCCGTCCGTGTCCGAAAATCATCGCCGATCCAACGCGCGTTACGAAGGCGGGGCCGTTCGCGGTTCCTCCGCCTTGCATCTACGTGTTGCCGGCGACGATCCCGAGCCCGCGTAACAACCCGCATCCGAAGGCACAGCGGTTGGACGACGTACATATCCTGCGGGCGTTTCACGACTGCTTCCAAGGGCGCGTCGAAGAAGTGAACTACGTCGATTTCGAGGTCGGCTACCACGGTACCGACACCGTTCGCAAAACGCGGGTGACACGCAATGGCGAAGTCCAGCGTGAATCGGAAGCAACGGCGATCCGCCGCGCCTGACGAAACACCGGAAGCCCTACGTTCCCGCACCATGCGGGCCGTAAAATCGAAGGACACCGGCCCCGAGATGATCGTGCGCCGGTTCCTGCACGCCGCTGGCCTGCGGTACCGCCTCCATGACGGCCGCTTGCCGGGAAAGCCGGACCTAGTGTTCCCGGGCCGTCGTGTCGCACTGTTCGTTCATGGCTGTTTCTGGCACCAGCATCCGAGCTGCCCGGCAGCCGCCCGACCGAAATCGAGTTCCGACTACTGGACCCGAAAACTCGATGGCAATGTTGCGCGCGACGCTCGCCATCAGGACGAGCTGAAAGCAGCAGGCTGGACCGTCCTAGTCATTTGGGAATGCGACACCCGAAGACCGGAAATGCTTGCCCAATTGCTGATGCGCCTCCGCACCTGAAGGAACTGCGCGCGTAGAATCTTTTCTTCTCACCGGTCTTGGTCTTCGGCAAGGGACGCATTCAGCAGTCTACGGGGACGAAAATGTACGCAATAGATGATTTCACCGATAATCGCAACAAAGCGTGGTGTATTCACTGCGGAAAATGGCTCAATGAACTGAAGACAAATCGTGATCACGTTCCAACCAAAGGGTTTTTGCGAAAACCATATCCAGATGAATTACCACTGATCGAAATTTGTCGCGAATGCAACTCTTCCTTTTCTCTCGACGAAGAGTACTTGATCGCGTTTCTGGGCTCGGTGATTTGCGGAAGCACAGACCCCGAAAAACATTCGAATGAGCGAAGCGCTCGAATATTGCAACGCACGCCGAAACTTAAAGATCGGATTGAACGAGCAAAAATAGAAAGCACGACGGTCACAGGTGAAACGCGACTGCTTTGGAAACCGGAGCAAGAACGGATAAGCCGTGTCGTCGTCAAGAATGCACGCGGACACGTATATTTTGAATATGGGGAGCCAATGCTCAGCGCCCCAACCCATATCGGCGTAGCACCTTTGGAAACCTTGGATAAAATCCAAAGGGAAGAGTTTGAAGGATTGGCGGTCGGGAATGGAGTTGAACTCGCGAACTGGCCTGAAGTCGGCAGCCGTATGATGACACGGTTGCTAACTGGGCAGAATCTCAATGGCCCGTGGGTGGTCGTCCAGGAGGGCGTTTACCGGTACTCGATCCTGCAACAGGGATTCTTTCTCGTACGTATAGTGATCGAAGAATATCTTGCTGCCGAAATATTGTGGGACGAGTAGCTCGCCAATAGCAAGCCTGCATAAAAAAGGCACTTAAAAATGCATAGAAGAATCGATCCGCCGATTGCCTCGCTGCCCGTGCCAGGCGGGTTGGAACGCCCGACGCATGAGTGCATAAAAATCATTCATTTTTGCGGGCAGGTGGGGGCGGCGTCACGCCTGCGCCCATAGGTGCATGAATTCGCATCGTCGCGCATCAAAACGCACGATTTCCGCGCGCCGCGAATCGCCCGGAGCCCCGCACCACAGCGGGTGCCGAGCCTGTCGGCCCGCTGCACTAGAACCGCCCTGCCAAGCGAAGGCCGCAGGCGGGGAGGGGACCGCGCAGCGGCCGGCTCGGCGCGGGCTTCCCTGCCCCCTCCCCACCCCGCCGGACGCCCTGCACGGCCGCACGACAGCCTCCCTGCGGCCCTCGTCGGACGGCGTCCGACCCTACCGCACCCCGCGCAGGCCAACCCGTTGTAGCGCCTCTGATCGCGCCGGCCCCAGACGTAAAAAGGGCCGCGCCCGGTTGCCCGGTGCGCGGCCCTGCCGCATGACTTCGAATCGCCGAGTGCGCTACCCGGCCGCCGGCGCCGGCGGAATCTCGTAATCGTCGAACGACACGACCTCTTCGCCGATCCAGTCGTTCAGCTCGGCGAAGCGCGCCTGCAGCGGCTTGATTTCGTTCCGGCCGAACACGCGCGCCGCGGTGTCCGGCGTGCCGAACCCACCCGAGTTGCTCGGCACGATGCCGAGCAGTTGCGGCGGCACGCGATGCGCAGCGAGCAGGTCGTCGCGCGTCACGTTCTTGATGTTGAAGAACTCGTCCTTCGCCGCGACCTCCGACACGGGAATGAGCTGGATGCCGTCCTTCTTCCCGCCTGGCGCGTACATGAACACGTTGCGGAAATTGCCGGGCCCCTTCGCGTTCTTCAACGCGGTGCGCATGTTATCGACGTCCTCCTGTTTCTGCGCCGCGTCCGTCATGTACAGGATGAAGCCCGCATGGCTGCCGTTTTCGTAGTACTTTCGCCGGAACAGCGTCGACGACTCGTTCAGCCAGGCCGAGTGAAGCGAGCTGAGATATTCGGGCAGGCCGTACACCTCCTGGTTGATGTCCGGTCGCATGAGCTGGAACACGCTGCCCGGCTCGAACTCGTGCTTGTCCTGCCAGCCGTTCACGTACACGAAGCCGCTGAAATCGGCCTTGCGCCGCGTGTACTTCGCCAGGGCGGGTTCCAGCCGCAGCGTGTCGCCGAGCTGATTGCGGCGGCGTTCCAGGTAGCCGTTGCCGAACGTCAGGAAGTCGAGCGCCCATCGCTCGAACGCATGCCGCGACAGCCACCTGTGAGGCCGGAACGTCGACGCAAGCACGTTCGCCTTGAAGTACAGCGCGGAGCTGTGGTGCGTGCTGGCGCGGAACGACTTCGCCAGGCCGGCGAAGCTGACGGGCGGCTCGAACCAATCGCCGTTCGACCAGCATTCGACGTAATCGAGAATCTCGGCCCGGTTCATGACCGGCGTGGGATCGTCGAAGGTGAAGACCTCGGCGCGCGCCGGCGCAGCGCCGGCGGCGCTCGAATCCGACGCGGCCGCGAACGTGCGCGGCGCGCGCGATCGGCGCTTGCTCATGAATAGAACTCCGTGAAAGATGAAGAATTGATGTCGCCGCCGGCGAGCGGCTCGCGGTCGATCGCGTGCAGGCAGGCCCAGGCTAGATCCGCGTGGCCGGTCTCGTCGTTTCGGTCGGCCGTGAATGTCGCCTGTCGACCGCTCGGCGTCATGGTCTGTTTGATCGCCATGAAGGCGGCGGCCAGGTCGGTCCAGCCCGCGTCGAATTGCAGGCGGCCATTGCGGATGACGGATTGCCCCTTCAGCACGAGGCGGGTTTTCACCTCGGGCGAGTAGTTCAAGGCGACTACGGCCGGGTAGAACTTGCGCACGAGCTGATAGACGCCCTGCCCCATGCCTGTCGTGTCGATTGCGATGTAACCGACGTTATAGCGCTGCGTGATCTGCTCGATCGCCGCGGCCTGTTCCTCGAAGTCGTTGCCGCGGAACTGGTGACGCTCGAGTACGCGAAACGCCGCACCCTCGACGCGCGGCGGCGCCACGACGACGAGACCTGCCGAATCGCCGGTCAGCGCCGGATCGTAGCCCACCCATACCTCGCGATAGCCGAACGGGCGCAACAGCAGCGGCGAGAAGTCACCGGCCCATTCCTCCCACGAGTCGACCATGCAGCGCTGCAGGTCGGCCAGCTTGAACACCGACAGCGAATCGTCGATGAACGCGCACATCAGCAGATTCGCGAATTCCTCCGCACTGTATTCGCGGCGCAGCTCGTCGATGTCGAACAGGTCGCAGCCACCCGCCATCGCATCCAGAATCGTCACGATCTGGCGCCACTGCGCGTCCGCGCCCAGCATGCCGCGCACGAGCGCTTCGTGGCTCGTGTCGATCTGGATGCGATCGCCGGCCGCGCGGCCGCGGTTCGCGTGCGCGCCGCTCCAGAACGCGTACGCTTCGTGCGTGATACTCGACGGCGTGCTGAAGTAGGTCTTGCGCCAGCGCTTGTGCATCGCCATACCCGACGCGACCTTGTTCAGCTCGCGAAACTTCGGAACCCAGAAGTATTCGTCGAAATAGAAATTGCCGTGATACGACTGCGCCGTGCGTGCGTTCGTCCCCAGGAAATACAGAATCGCACCGTTCGGCAGAATGATCGGATCGCCTGTCAGCTCCACGTCGGCCGCGTCGCGCGCGAACTGCGCGATGTACTGCTTGAAGACGTGCGCCTGCGCCTTGCTGGCCGACAGGAAAATCTGGTTGCGACCGGTTTCGAGCGCGTCGACGAACGCTTCGCGCGAGAAATACCAGGTCGCGCCGATCTGCCGCGACTTCAGGATGTTGCGCGTACGCTGATCGCCGTTGCGATACCAGACCTTCTGGTAGTCGAACAGCGATTCGCGGAACGCCGCCACGATCCGCTCGTGCTGTTCCTCGCTGATCTCGTTGCGCGGCGGCTTACGCTTCGGCCCGGCATTGCGCGCGGCGATGTTCGGGTTCAGGTCGCCTTCCTTCCCCGTCTCTCCGTATTTCTGCACGCGCGCGAGCCGCTCGATCTGCCGGCCGAGCAGGTCGATTTCCTTGTAGTCCGCGCCGTCCTTCTTGTCCTTCGCAATCAGGACCATCAAGCGCGTTTCGGCCGCCGCCTCGATGCGCTCGATCGGCGTCGCCTCTTTCCATTTGTCGCGACGGCACCACGACGCCACCGTCGCGGGCTTCAGTTCGAGATGCCGTGCGATCGACGAGATGCGCCAGCCTTGCCAGTAGAGCGAACGCGCGATTTGTCGCACGTTCGCTTCGCGTTGAATTGGATCTGTCGTTTCGAGCATGCGGCAAGCGTAGGGCGACGCGCGCGCGCGATCACGCGGAGCACTACGTACCCGTGCGAGCAACACACGCCGCTCGTTGAGCCGTGGCGCGTGAAGGTCGAACATGAGAACCACATTCACTGACCCACGGTTCGACCTCTCTCTATGGCAACCAACAAAACGAAGTTTTTCCGCGTAGCAGTCGAAGGCGCGACTGTCGACGGCCGCGAAATCAAGCGTGAATGGCTCACGCAGATGGCGAAGAACTACAACCGCGAGCTGTACAGCGCACGTCTGAACATTGAACACCTGAAGGGTTGGGCGCCGCTCTCTGCCACCAACCCATTCGGCGCATACGGCGACGTAGTTGCACTGAAAGCAACCGAGATCGAAGATGGCCCGCTGAAAGGCAAGATGGGGCTGTACGCGCAGCTCGATCCGACCGACGAACTGGTCGCGCTGTCGAAGAAGCGGCAGAAGATTTTCACGTCGATCGAAGTCAACCCGGATTTCGCCGACATCGGCGAAGCGTATCTGGTCGGCCTGGCCGCGACCGACGACCCGGCGAGCCTCGGCACCGAAGCCCTGCAATTCGCCGCACGTCGTTCAAACAACCTCTTCTCAGCCGCATGCGAAACGGCGATCGAGTTCGACGGCGAGCCCGAATCGACGAGCCTGCTGTCCATCGTGAAAGGCATGTTCGCGCGCAATCGCACCACCGACGACCAGCGCGACGCCGACGTGCGCCGCGCGGTCGAAGAAGTCGCCGGCTTCGCCAGCCAGCAGGGCCGCGACATCGCTGCGCTGCGCGTCGACCTCACCGCCGCACAGAAGCGCGCCGACGAAGCGGTCGCCGCCGTCGAAGCGCTGACCGCGAAGCTGTCGGCCACCGACAACGGCGCGCCGCGGCGCCAGCCGTCCACCGGCTCGACCGGCGAGCTCGTGACCGACTGCTGACCCCTTCCACGCTCACACCCCGGAGAATCCACCTCATGAAGAAGGAAACGCGCCAGGCGTACCGGAAGTACGCCGCGCAAATCGCCAAGCTGAACGACACCGACGACGTGTCGAATAAGTTCGCCGTCGAACCGTCCGTCCAGCAAACGCTCGAAACCAAAATCCAGGAATCGAGCGCGTTCCTGAAGAGCATCAACATCCTGCCCGTGACCGAGCTGGAAGGCGAAAAGCTCGGTCTGTCGGTATCCGGCCCGATCGCGAGCCGCACCGACACCACGAAGACCGCGCGCCAGCCGGTCGACCCGACGGCGCTCGACAGCAACCGCTACCGTTGCGAGAAAACCGACTACGACACGGCCATCCCGTACCGCAAGCTCGACGCCTGGGCGAAGTTTCCCGACTTCCAACAGCGCATCCGCGATGTGATCGTGAACCAGGCCGCACTCGACCGGATCATGATCGGCTGGAACGGCGTGAAGGCGGCGGCCACCACCGACAAGGCGGCAAACCCGCTGTTGCAGGACGTGAACATCGGCTGGCTGCAGCAGTATCGCGAGCGCGCGGCGCAACGCGTGCTGCACGAAGGCAAGACGCAGGGCAAGGTGGTCGTCGGCAAGGGCGGCGACTACGAGAACATCGACGCGCTCGTGATGGACATCGTGTCGTCGATGATCGACCCGTGGTTCCAGGAAGACACCGGGCTCGTCGTGATCTGCGGCCGCGAGCTGCTGCACGACAAGTATTTTCCGATCGTCAATGCGACGCAGGCACCGACCGAGCGGCTCGCAGCCGACCTGATCGTCAGCCAGAAGCGCATCGGCAACCTGCCCGCCGTGCGTGTGCCATTCGTCCCGAAACGCACCCTGATGGTGACGAAGCTGTCGAATCTGTCGATCTACTACCAGGAAGGTGCACGCCGGCGCACGTTGAAGGAAGTGCCGGAACGCGACCGCATCGAAAACTACGAGTCGTCGAACGACGCGTATGTCGTCGAAGACTTCGGTTGCGGCTGCGTCGCGGAAAACATCGAACTGGTGGCGGCATGACGATCAACACGCCCGCTCGCGCGCACTTCGCGCGCGTGTCGGCCGCTCGCGCTGCGGCCGCGACGGCGCCCGGCCAGACGATGGCCGGCGCGACGCCGTACGAGCTGATGCTCGCGAAGCTCGCGGCCGACCGCCGCGCCCTGAAGGGCGTGCAGTCGGTCGCCCGCAAGGTCGAACTGAAGCGGAAGTTGCTGCCGGAGTATGCCGACTACGTGGCGGGCGTGTTGAACGGCGGCCGCGGCGCCCAGGACGACGTACTCGTGACGGTCATGGTCTGGCGCATCGACGCCGGCGACTATGACGGCGCGCTCGCGATCGCCGCCTACGCGCTCACGCACGGCCTCGCCCTACCCGACCAGTTCGAACGGTCGCTCGCCTCCGTCGTCGCCGAGCAGTTCGCCGATGCCGCACTGACCGCGTTCCTGGAGCGCAGCACATTCGACGCCGCCAGCCTCCAACTGGTCGACGAGCTGACGGCCGACGCGGACATGCACGACCAGGTGCGCGCGAAGCTCTGCAAGGCGCTCGGCTACGCCGTACAGGAAGCCGACCCGCCGCGCGCCCTCGACTATCTGCGCCGCGCGCTGTCGTTGAACGATCGCGTCGGCGTGAAAAAAGACATCGATCGGCTCTCGAAGCTGATCGAAGCCGCGGGCCGTCCGGGCGACGGCACCGAAGGCACGTAAAGAGCCCACCCCGGCATGGCGGCACCGAAGGCACGGCCCAACGCCTGACGGACACAGGCTCTGACCTTCGGTCCACCGCCATCACTCCCCGAATCGACCATGAACAGTTTCGTTGCCACTGCTGCACCTGCCGTCGCGGCGTCGCCGATCGACGGCACGCTGACGAACGACGGATTCTTCCCGGACATCGACCTGTCGGCGCTGCGCGACGCGATGCGCCTGGACGGCACCGTCACGCGCGAGCGCCTGCGCCACGCCGCGCGCGACGCCATGCTGACCGTCAACGACGAGCTGGCCGCGTGGCGCGCCCGGCAACGGGCGGCGGGCGCCGCGTCGCTCGCCGACGTGCCGGCCGAGCGCCTCGACGGCGAATCCGTGCACGTGTTCCGCTACCGGCGCGCCGTCTACCACCTGGCGCACGCGGACGTGACCGAGAAATACCGCGGCTTCGACTCGACGAAGAGCGGCGGCCAGGTCGCGGCCGAGCTGGCCGCCACCGTCGACGAGTCGCGCCGCAACGCGCGGTGGGCCATCAGCGACATCCTGGGCATCGCGCGCTCAACGGTTGAGCTGATCTGATGAAGGTCGCCACGCTTCAGGGCGAAACGCTCGACGCCCTTTGCTGGCACCACTACGCCAGCACGGCCGGCACCGTCGAAGCGGTCCTGGAAGCCAACCCCGGCCTCGCCGAGCTGGGCGTCGTGCTGCCAATGGGAACCGTCGTCGACATGCCGGAGCTGAACACGATCGAGCAGACGAAGCCCCTCCTGCAACTGTTTGACTGACCTGGAATTGTCCGAATGGCTGAACCGAACACCACCACCGCCGCAGCGCTGGCCGCCGCGATCGGCCTAGCCGGCATCGCGCCGGGCATCGACGGCGATGCGCTGATCGGCGCTTTCGCCGGCGCGGCGCTCGTCGTCGTCACCTCGAAAGACCTCGGCATCGGCCGGCGCACGGCGTACATGCTCATCTCACTCGTGATGGGCTATCTCGCCGCGCCTGAAATCACCCACATCGTGCCGGTCCGCTCATCAGGCGTCGCCGCGTTCTTCGCCGCCGCGCTCGTCATCACGGTCACGCTGACGCTGATGGAGCGTGTGAAGGACATCGACTTCGGCGCGCTGATCCGCAGGGGGAAATGACATGCATCTGTCGTTTGCCCTGGTCGCGCTCGCCGCACACCTCGCCGTCACCCTGCGCGTGCTGACCTATCGGAAAAACGGCGCGCGGCACCGTTCGCACGTTGCCTGGACGGCCTGGCTGATCGTCGCGATTTCCGGCGGCTCGGCTATCGAACTGCTTATTCACCCGAAGCCGGTCGGCTTCTTCCAGGCCGTGCAGGCCGTGTTGCTGGCCCTGTTTGTCTACCTCGCGCGTGGCAACGTAGCGCGCCTTCTCCGGAGCACCGAAGCATGAACATCCTCCGTTTCAACGACCGCGGCGCCGAAGTTGGCCTGCTGCAGCAACGTCTTGCGCGCGCCGGCTACGCGCTCGATGTGTCTCACCTGTACGACGAAGCGACCGAGCAGGCCGTGAAGGCGCTCCAGGCCGCCGCCGGGATCGTCGTCGACGGCATCGCCGGCCCGAACACGTATGCCGTGCTGTCGGCCGGCCAGCGCGACCGCAAACACCTGACCGAAATGGACATCACGCGCGCCGCGGACAAACTCGGCGTCTCGCCCGCGTGCGTGCGCGCGGTCAACGAAGTCGAATCGCGCGGCTCGGGCTTCCTGGCGGACGGTCGGCCCGTGATCCTGTTCGAGCGGCATGTCATGTACCGGCAGCTCGTCGACAGCATCGGCGCGGACGACGCCGCCCGATACGCGGCGCAGTTGCCGAACGTCGTCAGCCAGAAGCCGGGCGGCTACCAGGGCGGCGGCGCCGAATACGTGCGGCTCGACACCGCCGCGCGCATCCACGCGGCATCGGCATACGAATCGGCGAGTTGGGGCGCGTTCCAGGTGATGGGCTACCACTGGAAGCGCCTCGGCTACGCGAGCATCGACGAGTTCGTCGCGCGTATGGAGACGAGCGAAGGCGACCAGCTCGATGCGTTCGTGCGCTTCGTCGCGGCCGACTCGTCGCTGCTGTCCGCCCTGAAGAACCGGAAGTGGGCTGCGTTCGCGAAGGGCTACAACGGCCCGGACTATGCCCGCAACCTCTACGACGCGAAGCTAGCCCAGGCGTACGAGCGCTACGCCGGCACGAAGGCGGCCGCGTGAGTATGCCGGGCCTTCGCTTCTGGCTGGCGCTCGCGGCGCTCGTCGTGGCGACCGCCGGCGCGCAGTATGTGCGCGCGCTGCAGGGACGCCTCGCCACGGCACAGGATGCCGCCCGCCAAGCGAAACAGGACGTAGGCGCGCGTGACGCGATCATCGGCCGGCTGCTCACGGATGCCCGCGAGAAAGACCAGCAGCGCGCGCAGCTCGACCGCACGCGCGGCGCGGTCGACACGACGCTCGCCGCGTATCAATCGCAACTCCGGAGACTCATCGATGAGAACGAAGCCGTTCGCGCGTGGGCTGCTACTCGCCTGCCTGACGACGTTGTGCGCCTGCACAGCAGCCCCGCCCTCGCCGGCGCCGACGATTACGCTCAACGCGTGCGCAGCGGTGACGCGCTGCACCCTGCCCGCGACGCATCCGCGGACGAACGGTGATCTGAGCGATGCGCTGACCGTCGCGCGGGCAGCATGGGCGCGCTGTGCGGCCGAAGTCGACATGGTGGCCGCGTGCCAGGCACGCAGTCAGACGAACCCGCGGGCGGCCGCCCATGATTAAGCCGAACAGCCTGCGCGCTGCGCTCGTCGCGACGCTCCCGCAGCTCGCCGCAGCGCCCGACCTGCTCGTCGTCTTCATCAACGACGGCCACATTGTCGCGACCGGCACCCGCACGCCGTCGTTCGAATACCGGTACGAGTGCGAGATTCTCATCCGTGACTTCATCGGCAGCGCCGACGACGTGATGATCGCGGTCGTCGAATGGGCGCGTGCGAACCAGCCCGACCTCGTGACCAACGCCGACCAGCGCCGCGAAGGCATGACGTTCATCGCCGACATCCTCGCGAACGATGCCGTCGACCTCGCAATCAAACTGAAGCTGACGGAAAGCGTTGTGGTCGGTACAGACGAAGGCGGCCGCCGCACAGTCGAACACGTCGACGACGCGGCCGAGCAATGGGTGGCGTGATGGACGACGATCTGCGTGCGCTTGAGAAATGGGCCGGCGGGCTGCTCGCGAAGCTGGCGCCGGCTGCTCGCCGGCGTCTGTTTCGCGAGCTGGGGCGCGATATGCGTCGCGCGCAACAGTCGCGCGTCGCCGCGCAGCAGAACCCGGACGGCAGCGCGTACGTGCCGCGCAAGATCAAAAAGGGCGGCAAGGGCTTGCGCGCCAAGGTCGGCCGCATCAAGCGGCAGGCGATGTTCCGCAAGCTGCGCACCGCCCGCTATCTGCGGATCGATGTCGACGACACGGGGCTTGCGATCGGCTTCGACGACCGCCTGTCGCGCATCGTGCGCGTTCACCAGGAAGGCCAGAAGGCCCCCGTCGAACCGGGCGGCCCGCTCGTACAGTATCCGGTTCGCGTCGTGCTCGGCTTCAGCTCGGCCGATCGCGAACTCGTGCGGGATCGGTTGCTACGCTACCTCAACCGCTGAATCGTTCACAGCAGCCAGACGCGTCGACGCGATCGCGTGATACGCCTGGCTCGTCTCACATCCGACCCACTGCAGGCCGGCTTCGCGCGCGGCGACCAGGAACGTACCGGAACCGGCGAACAGGTCGCACACGACGCCGCCATCGGGCACCAGGCGCACCACGTCGCGCGCCAGCTCGATCGGCTTCTCCGTGACGTGTTGCTTTGGCAGCGTCAGGCGTGTCGGGAACACACCAGGCAGGTAGACGTCGCTTTCGTTCATCGGCCCGCGGCTCGCCCATACGATGAATTCGGCCTGTTGCGCGAAACCGCCTCGGCGCGGCCGCGTACGACCTGGCGTCTTGTCCCATACGGCGATGCCGCGCAGTGTCAGGCCGGCCGCCTGCACCACGTCCGTCAACGTCGCGAGCTGGCGCCAGTCGATGAAGCAAACGAGCAGCGCGCCGGGTTTCATCGCACGGCGGCATTCGGTCAGCCAGGCATGGCACCAGAACGCCCAGGCGCGTTGGTCCATGTTGTCGCCTTCGAAGTCTGTATAGACCGCCTTCGTGTCGCTGTTGATGTACTTCTGGCTCGGCGCACGCGATCGCGCGGACAGGTGCAGGCCGCCCGACGCGTACGGCGGATCGGTGAATACCAGGTCGACGGACTGATCCGGCAGCGTGCACGCCAAGGCAAGCGCGTCGACGCGATGAAGCCGGTTGAGCATTGGGGTAATGTCGGCCGCGGGCGCGGCGTCGGAAATGTGAATCGTCATGGTTCAGAGGCAGCGTGAAAGGGACACCCGCGACGTGTGCGACACACGTCGTTGAGCGTGTAACGCCGATTGTCGACGCACGTTTGCTCGCGCGCGCGACGAGCATGCTGTACCCGCGAGCACGACATTTGCATTCGCTCGCGTCACGCGAGGGCGACCGGCAACATGGTCGGCATGGATGCGAACGAAATTCAACGGCAGGCACGCAACGCCGTGCGCAAGGGCTCGATTCTCGATGTCGACTACGGCACGGGCCTCTGTCGCGTCGCGGTCGGCGAATCCGCCGACGACGGCCTGCAAACCAACTGGATTCCCTGGCTCACGCCGGCGGCCGGCAGCACGCGCGAATGGCTTCCGCCGACGAAGGGCGAACAGGTCGTGCTGCTCGGCCCGATGGGCGACTTCGCGCAGGCCGTCGCACTGCGCGGCCTCTACTCCGACGCCGCGCCGGCGCCGGACAACTCCCCGAACACCCACACCCGCGTCTACGCGGACGGCGCACGCGTCAGCTACGACCATGCGGCGCACGCGCTGACGGCCGAGCTGCCTGCCGGCGCGACCGTACGCGTTATCGCACCAGGCGCGGTCATCGTGCAGACGAAGGACGCGACCGTGCAGGCCGAAAGCATCCTGCTCGATGGGGACGCGACCGTGACGAAATCGCTGACCGTGAAAGGTCCGTTCGCGTTTGAGTCGGGCATGACCGGCAAGGGCGGCAAAGGCGGTTCTGTCATGAAGATCGACGGTCGCGCCGAGTTCACTGACGACGTTGTCGCACGCAACGTCAGCCTGGTCGAACACCCACACGACGCGATGGGCGAATTCGCCCGCACGTCGAAGCCGATCCCGGGGGCAGCATGAAGGGAATGAACGCTGTCACCGGTCGCGCGATTTCGGGCGTCGACCACCTGTCGCAGTCGGTCGGCCGGATTCTGACGACCCCGCTCGGCTCGTGCATCCAGCGCCGTTCGTTCGGCTCTGAATTGCCCGACCTGATCGACGCGCCGACCAATGGCGCGACGCGGATTCGCCTGTACGCGGCCGCCGCGACCGCGCTGATGCGTTGGGAGCCGCGTCTGACCGTCACGCGTGTGCAGCTCGTGGCGGGTGCCGACGAGGCGTTCGCCGGTCACCAGCTCGTCGACATCGAAGGATGGACCGACGAGCGCGACGAACCTGTATCGCTGCGCGTGCCCGTGTCGAACGGAGTCGGCGCATGAGAACGACCCCGATCGACCTGTCGCAACTGCCGGCGCCCGATATCGTCGACCCGCTCGACTTCGAAACGGTCTTTGCTGAACGCAAGGCGCGGCTCATTTCCCTGTACCCGGCCGACCAACGCGCCGAGATCGCCGCGACGCTCGCGCTCGAATCCGAACCGTTGACGCGATCGTTGCAGGAAAACGCCTACCGCGAAGTGCTGCTGCGCCAGCTCATCAACGACAAGGCTCGCGGCATCCTGCTCGCATATGCACGCGGCACGACGCTCGAACACATCGCAGCCCTCTTCGACGTGGAACGCCTGGTCATCTCGGCCGGCGATCCTGAGAACGGAGTCGATCCGGTCTACGAAGACGACGACAGCCTGCGCGAGCGCGTGCAGCTCGCGCCGCGCGGCTTCTCCGTCGCCGGTCCTGAAGAAGCGTACGTGTTCCATGCGCGTTCATCCGATGGCCGCGTTTTGTCTGCCGCCGCGTTCAGCCCGGAGCCGTGCGTGATGGTCGTCACGATCTTGTCGCGCGAAGGCGACGGCACGGCGAGCGACGAGCTGATCGAGATCGTGAAGAAGAGTCTGGAAGGCAAGCGGCCGCAGACCGACGAAGTGATCGTGCAGAGCGCGAAGGTCGTGCGCTACGCGATCCGCTCAACGCTGCGCTTCTTCTCCGGCCCGGATCGCGCGGTCGCGCTCGCGGAAGCGAACAAGCGCACGGCAAAGTTCGCCGCCGACATGCACCGCATCGGCATGGAAGTGACGGTCGACGGCCTGCACGCGGCAATGCGCGTGGCGGGCGTGCAGAAGGTATTGCTGGACTCGCCGGCCGGCGGCGTCACCGTGACGGGCGAGCAGGCGCCGTACTGCACGGGAATCGAGCTGATCGACGGCGGGGTCGCGGATGAATAAGCCGATGCCCTCGTTGCTGCCGCCGAACGCGACCGCGCTCGAGCGGCGCCTCGCCGAGACCAATGCGCGAATTAGCGGCATCCCGGTCGACATCGGCACGCTGATGGACCCGGATGCGATCCCGCTGGCATTCCTGCCGTGGCTGGCCTGGCACGTCGGCGTCGAGACCTGGAAAGACTACTGGCCCGAGCAGGTCAAGCGCGCGCGTGTGAAAACCGCAATCCGGATTGCCCGGATCAAGGGCACGGCCGAAGCCGTGCGCCAGGTCTGCGCGTCGTTCGGCGCGAACGTGGCGATGCGCGAGTGGTTCGAGATGACGCCGCGCGGCAGGCCCGGCACGTTCGAAATCGTGCTGACGGTCGGTAGCCGCGACGGCGTGCCCGCAACTGCCGAGTACGTCGCCGACATCCGCGCGGAAGTCGATCGCGCGAAGCGCGGTACCGCGCACTACACCTTCAAGCAGGGCTTTGGTGCGACCAGCGCACAGCGCGTCGGCGCCGGCGCACGCGCCGCGGTCTATTGCCGCCTGTCCCTCTCGGATACCTGAATATGGCTGGAAACCTGATTCAAATCACTGACGCCGGCCGCGCGGCGCTCGTCGCCGCGGGCAACACCGGCACCACGTCGCGCCGCGTCGCCGAAATCGGCCTCGGCACCGCCGCGTTCGCGTTCGACAAGGGCATGAAGACCTTGCCGAGCGAGCGCAAGCGCGTGACGACGTTCGGCGGCGAAAACGTCGCACCGGACACTGTGCACGTCGTCATCCAGGACGACACGAACGACCAGTACACGTTGTACGCGTACGGCCTGTACCTGGACAACGGCGTGCTGTTCGGCGTCTACGTGCAGAGCACGCCCATTCTTGAAAAGTCGCCGGCGGCCATGTTGCTGCTCGCGAGCGACATCGTGTTCACGTCGATCGACGCGGCGCAGCTTCAGTTCGGCCCGGCCACGTTTCTGAACCCGCCGGCGACGACCGAACGCAAGGGCGTTGTAGAACTCGCCACGCAGGCCGAAGTCGATGCGGGGGCGGACGACTCGCGCGCCATCACTCCGAAGACTGCCGCGACCCGGTACGCCGCGCTGACTGGCGCGAAATTCACCGGCCCCGTGATCGCGGAGTTCGATGCAGGTCCGAATTCATCGCAGGTTTCCATTCTGCCGGCGTCCGGCGCGCTCGCTCGCGAAAGCCGCGTTCGCATGTTCGGTACGTTTGGCGGCAACGTCGCCGACACCGGCGCGCGTCTGGTCGCTACGATTCGGGCCGGTTTCGACAATGGTCCGTGGGGACGCGAATACCTTGACGTCTGGCTCAACAAGACGGGTAACGACGCGACGGCCGACGCGTACCAGGCGCGGGCCGTGCGCATCTCCTACGGCGGCCGCGTTCTCATCGGCGACGTGAAGAGCGACGACGCCGGCTCACGGCTTCTCGTCGGTGGCAATACCGTCACCGATGGCACCAGCTATTCGAAGGCCGTTTCGATCGACGGCGGGGCCGGCAGTTTCTCGACGCTGTTCTTTGCCGATGGGGGGAAGGTTCGCTGGTCTCTGTTCAAGCGAGATGGCGCTGCCACCGGCGGAAATGCCGGCAACAACTTCGGATTGAACGCGTTCGCCGACGATGGCGTCACGCAGTTCCCAGCGTTTCGCGTCGACCGCAGCACGCAGGTCTTTTCGCTCGCGAAGCGCCTGGTCGTCGGCGATATCGACGACGACGGTTTGAATGCCGTGCAGGTCAAAGGTAGGGTCACTGCCTCGGCCGGCGTCAAGAGTGCAGGAACCGACAACGGCGGAGCCCAGTTCAGAGCAAGCGCGTCGAACTACGGCGTGATTCTGCGCAACGACGACGACCGCGCCTGGTTTCTGACGACGGCCAAAGGCAACCCGGACGGATCATGGAATTCACTGCGTCCGTTCTCGTGGGCACTCGATACGGGCAAGGTCAGTATCGACGGCACCGGCGCAGGAGTCGACTTTGGCGGTAATGCCAATGTGGCCGGCAATCTGTGGGTCGGCACCCGCCTGAACCAGGGGGAAATTCGCCTCGGCCCCGTCGATGGCTTCCTCTATTCGAACAAAGACACCTACGGTTGGTGGACACCGACGCAGGGCGCGTTCCAGTATTACATCGCCGATCGCACCTTCCGCATTGACGGTAATCCCGTCTGGCACTCGGGCAACGTGACGCCGCTCGATCGACTGAAGGGCGGAACGATGGCCGCAGACGTGTGGTTCGATCCAGGCAAGCGCATTTTCCTATCGGAAGGTAGTGCCGGTTCTCCTTCGCTCACGTTCCAAAACGACGGAGCGCCGGATACGGGGCTTTATCACATCGGCGATGGATCGTTCGGGATCACGTGCAATTCGCTCCCCCAGGTGGCGTTCACTCCGACCGGTACGAATTTCGAAAGGCCGGTACAAGGGCCGACGCCGCCGCAGGGCGATCGCTCGACGCGCCTGGCGACGACGGAATGGGTACTGTCCGCAATTTCGACCGTGACTGTCGGCCAGATTGTCTTCGAACCCCGCACGCTGGCGCGTGCCGGCTTCCTGAAAGCCAACGGCGTCCTCGTGAATCGCGCCGACTATCCGGCGCTGTGGGCCTACGCCCAGGCGAGCGGCGCACTCGTGTCCGAAGCCGAATGGATGAACGGCCGCTGGGGTTGCTTCTCGACTGGTGACGGCGCGTCGACGTTCCGCCTGCCCGAGATGCGCGGCGAGTTCATCCGATGTTGGGCGGACGGCCGCGACGACATCGATCCGCAGCGCGCCATCGGCTCGTACCAAGGTGACCAGAACCGTTCGCACGCGCACGGTGCAAGCGCATCCGAAGTCGGCGATCACGCGCACTCGGCATGGACGGATTCGCAAGGCTGGCACGGTCATCACGGGTGGACCACCAGTAGTGGTGACCACCAGCACATCGTCCCATTCGGGCAAAACGATCGATCGTTTGTTCCGCCGTGGGGAACTGATGGGGAGAACAACCGATTCGGGGCATCGACGGAAGACTGGGACAACAAATGGTTCCTCACCAGCCCAGCCGGCAATCACAACCACCAATTCGACACGGAAGGTGCAGGCAACCACGGCCACAACGTCGGCATCGGCGGGGCCGGTCGGCACAGCCACGGCATCACCGTCAACGCGGACGGCGGCAGCGAAGCGCGGCCGCGCAACATCGCATTGCTCGCCATGATCCGCGCCTACTAACTTACGGACCTCGAAACATGTTGATTCACCACTACAGCCCGTCGACCGGCGAATACCTGACCAGCAGCCAGCCCGACGCCGATCCGCGCAATGACGGCCGCTGGCTCATTCCGTCGTCCGCGACGATCGATGCGCCGCCGCCGCGCACGCCGACCACCTGGCCGTTCTATCGCGACGGCGCTTGGTTCCTGCTGCCGGACTTCCGCGGACGCGTCTGCTACCGCACCGACACCGGCGAGCCCGTCGAAATCGCGATCGCGGGCAAGACACCCGACGATCTGGAACTGACGACCGAGCCACGACCGTCGCCGCGTCATGCGTGGATCGACGGTGCATGGACGGTGCCGCCCGAGCTGATCGCGCGCGAAAAGCGCGACGCCGCGATGGCCGAGTTCGAACGGCTGATGGAAATCGCACGCCGCGCGAACGCGGGGAAGGCCGACGCGTACGCCGCCGGCCTTCTCGACGACGAAGGCACCTACTACTTCAAAGCCTGGTCCGCGTACCAGATGGCGCTCGTCTCCGCGATCAACGCCGACACGTTTCCGGACGCCGTGGCGTGGCCCGCGACGCCCGCGCCATACGTTGCGCCGGCCGAGCCGATCGAACCGCAAAACCCGGCTTCCGTCGCGTCGACCTGACAACGGGCTCTCCCGTTCCCTCTCACCTGTATACATATAGGAGCTGCACACCATGCCGCAGGATTACCACCACGGCGTACGCGTCATCGAAATCAACGAAGGCGGCCGGCCGATTCGCACGGTCTCCACGGCCGTGCTCGGCGTCGTCTGCACCGGCGCCGACGCCGACCCGGCGACCTTCCCGCTCGACACGCCGGTGCTGCTGACGAACGTCATTGCCGCACTCGGCAAGGCCGGCACGAAGGGCACGCTGCGCCGCACGCTCGACGCGATCGGCAAGCAGACGAAGCCCGTCACCGTCGTCGTGCGCGTCGCGGACGGAAAGGACGAAGCCGAGACGACCACGAACGTCATCGGCACGGTCACGCCGGACGGCAAATACACCGGCATGAAGGCACTGCTTGCCGCGCAGGGGAAGCTCGCCGTGAAGCCGCGCATCCTGGTCGCGCCCGGCCTCGACACGCAGCCCGTCGCCGCGGCATTCGCGACGATCGCGCAATCGCTGCGCGCGATGGTGTACGTCGCCGCACACGGCTGCAAGACGAAGGAAGAGGCGGTCGCGTACCGCAAGCAGTTCGGCCAGCGCGAAATCATGGTGATCTGGCCGGATTGGCTCGGCTGGGACGACGTAACGAACTCGACCGTCACCATCCCGGCACCGGCGATCGCGGCGGGCCTTCGCGCGAAGATCGACAACGACATCGGCTGGCACAAGACGCTGTCGAACGTCGTCGTCAACGGCGTGACCGGCATCAGCGCAGATGTGTCCTGGGATTTGCAAGACCCGGCAACGGACGCCGGCTATCTGAACGAGAACCAGGTCACGACGCTCGTGAACCGGAACGGCTTCCGCTTCTGGGGCTCGCGCACCTGTGACGCGGACGGCAAGTTCTTCTTCGAGAACTACACGCGTTCCGCGCAGGTGATCGCCGACACGATTGCCGAAGCGCAGATGGGCGTCGTCGACGGTCCGCTCAACCCGTCGCTCGCGCGCGACATCATCGAGAACATCAACGCGTGGTTTCGCCGCGAAGTCTCGGTCGGCGAGTTGATCGGCGGCGGCGCCTGGTACGACCCGGAGCCGAACACGACCGACGAGCTGACGTCGGGTGGCACGTGGATCGACTACGACTACACGCCGGTCCCGCCGCTCGAAAACCTGAAGCTGCGCCAGCGCATCACCGATCGCTATCTCGCCGATTTCGCCTCGCGCGTGTCGGCCTAACCAGGAGTCAAACACATGGGCATGCCTCGCAAGCTGAAAGGCTTCAACCTGTTTCACAACGGCACCAACTTCGTCGGCGAGACGAAGGAAATCCAGCTCCCGAAGCTGTCGCGAAAAATGGAGGATTACCAGGGCGGCGGCATGAGCGGCCCGATCCCGATCGACTTCGGCCAGGAGGCTATCCAGCTCGAATGGACGTGCGGCGGCTTCATGGAGGACGTCATTCGCATGTACGGCATCACCACGCACGACGGCGTGCAGCTCCGTTTCTCGGGCGGCTACCAGCGCGAGGACTCGAAGACCTACGATTCGGTCGAAATCGTCGTGCGCGGCCGCCACAAGGAAATCGACATGGGTACGGCTAAGCCGAAGGAAGACACCGATTTCAAGGTCACGACGGCGGCCAGCTACTACAAGCTGTCCATCAACGGCCAAGATCTGATCGAGATGGATTTCATCAACATGATCGAGAAGATCAACGGCAACGACCTGCTCGCCGGCCTGCGCCAGGCGATCGGTCTGTAATCGCTCGTTCCCACCCCGCCCGCGCACGCCGCGGGCATCCCTCTAAATCATCACCAGGACACCCAACATGACGACCCTCGACACCAACAACGCCCCCACCGGCGGCACCGTACTCGACGCGATCGCGGCCAACACGCACACCTTCGACACGCCGATCGTGCGCGGCGAACAGACCATCACGCACGTGACCCTCGCGAAGCCGTCCGCCGGCGCCTTGCGCGGCACGTCGCTCGCGGCGCTCGTGAACCTCGACGTGGACGCGCTGCGCAAGGTGCTGCCGCGCATCAGCACGCCGACGCTGACCGAGATGGACGTCACGCTGATGGACCCGGCTGACCTCGTGGCATTGGGGGGCATCTTCGCCGGTTTTTTGATGCCGAAGGCGCTGAAAGCGAGCATGGAATCCCCGAACGCGTAGAAGACGCGATGGCCGATGTCGCAACGGTGTTCGGCTGGACACCGCGCGACATGGACGATTTCTCCCTTTCTGAGCTGATGGATTGGCGCGAGCGCGCCCGCCTGCGTAGTGGATCAACGAACTGAAGCGGACACGAGACACGATGGACAACGCACTGAAACTGCGCGTCATGTTCGACATGGTCGACAACTGGACGAAGCCCTTGCGAAACATGCTGAACAGCAACAAGGGGCTCACACAGTCGTTGAAGGCGACGCGCGGCGAGCTTGCCGAGCTCGGCAAGCAACAGAAAGCCGTCGCCTCGTTCCGCGAAATGCGCGCCGGGCTCGCCGACACCACGAAGAAGCTCGGTGCGGCGCAGTCGAACGTGAAGGCGCTCGCAGGCTCACTACACGCATTCGGCCCGCCCACGCAGAAAATGGTTGCAGACCTGGCACGCGCGCGTCAGGCCGCGTCGCGCCTGCGCGCCGAACAGAAGAAGCAGACGGCCGCCGTCGACGAGATGCGCGGCCGCCTCACGCAGGCCGGCATCGAGACACGCAACCTCGCGCAGCACGAGCGCACGCTGCGCTCGAACATCGCGTCGACGACGGCGACGATGCAGGCGCAGACGCGCCAGCTCGAAGCACTGACGGAGCGCGATCGACAGCTCGCCGCAGCGCGCGGCAAGATGCAGGCGATGCAGGGCGTCGCCGGCGGGATGGCGATCGGCGGCTACGCCGCCCGCTCGACCGGCATGCGCATGCTCGGCGGCCTCGGCGGCACACTCGACGAAGCCAAGAAGATGACGAACGAGCGTGCGCGCATCACGGCCCTCGGCCTCGGCGACCAGGCGACGCAGGACGCCGAGAAGTACGTGCGCGCGATGAACATGATGGGCGTCAGCACGTCCGACAACATGACGCTGATGCGTGACGCGCTGTCGATCTTCGCGGACGAACATCACGCGCAGATGGTCATGCCGACGCTCGCGAAGATGAAGTTCGCCAACGAAGCACTGTTCGGCGCGGAAGACGCACACGCGAACGAAGAGAAGTTCATGAACATGCTGAAGGTGATCGAACTACGCGGCGGCACGAAAGACGAAGCGACGTTCAAGAACGAAGCGAACATGGTGCAGAAGGTGCTGTCGGCAACCGGCGGCCGCGTCGGCGGCGACGAATGGCGCAACTTCATCCAGACCGGCGGCGTTGCGGCGAAACAGATGCGCCAGGACGCGTTCTATTACCAGATGGAGCCGCTGATTCAGGAAATGGGCGGCCACGGCGTCGGCACCGGCCTCATGTCCGCGTACAGCAACGTCTACCAGGGCAAGACGACCGTGCGCGCGGCGCAGGAGATGATGAATCTCGGCCTGGTCGACAAGAAGAACGTCGAGTACAACAAAATCGGGATGATCAAACGGATCAAACCGGGCGCGCTGCTCGGCGGCGATCTGTTCAAGGCGTCGCCGCTCGAATGGCTGGAAAAGGTGTTGCTGCCGCAGATGGCGAAGAAAGGCATCACGGACCCGGACAAGGTGAAAGACATGATTTCGACGATCTTCACCAACCGGACCGCCGCGAACCTGTTTTCGACCATGTACATGCAGTGGGACCAGATTCACAAAAACGAAAAGCTCAACCGCGGCGCGTACGGCATCGACGACGCGGCGAAGCTCGGCGCGCTGCAAACCCAGGGCAAGGAAAACGACCTGCTCGCGAAGGGCCGCGACCTGCGCCGCGAGATCGGCGAGCGCATCGCCCCGTTGTACAACGCGGCGCTCGACAAGACCCGCGAGATTCTCGGCGGCCTCATCGGCCTGATCCAGCGCCACGGCGCCGCGGCGAAGGTCATTCTGTCCGTGCTCGCCGCGTTCGCCGCGCTGCTCGTCGTCATGGGGACGTTCACGATCGTGCTCGCGGGCTTCCTCGGGCCGCTCGCGATCGTGCGGTTCAGCATGGCGACGCTCGGCATTCAGGGCGGCTTTCTCGCGCGCACGCTCGGCGCGAGCGCGAGCGGCTTCGGCCGGTTGTCGGGTGCGGCTTCCCGGTTCTCTGTTGTCGGCAACGCTGCGCGCGGGACCGCCGCTCGCATGCGCACCGCCCTGGCCGCCGCCTGGTCGGCGTCATCGCCGCGCACGGCCTGGGCGACGTTGCGCGGTTACGCACGAACGCTGCGCGAAGGTATTCCGGCCGCCGGCCGAGCTGCCGTGTCGACCGTCGCGCAGTGGGGCCGCGCGGCCGCCTCGTCGATGAAAAACGGCCTGGTCGCCGCTCGGCAGTACACCGCCCAGGTATGGCGCGCCGTCGCCGCGCAGGCGGCCGCGTCGCGTGCGGCCGTCGTCTCGCGCTGGACGGCCGCGCGGCAGTATGCCGGCCGCCGCGGCGTCGCGGGGATGTCGGTCGACGCGCTCAAGGGTGCGGGTGGTCTCATCAAGGGCGGTGCGGTCGGCGCAATCAACGGCGTCGGCGCCGCGCTCGGCGGGCTCGCGCAAATGCTGATGTTCGTCGGCCGTGTCGCGCTCATGAACCCGGTCGGCCTCGTCATTACCGGGATGGCGCTGGCCGCGCTGCTCATCATCCGATATTGGGAGCCGATCAAGGCGTTCTTCTCTGGCTTCTGGCAGGGCTTGACCGAAGGTCTGCAACCGCTCGCGCCAATTTTCAGCCGCATATTCGGCGTGCTCGGCGCGATGTTCGAGCCGCTCAAACCTGCGTTCAACTGGCTGATGGATGCGGCCAAGGGCGTGTGGGACTGGATTTCCCGTCTCCTGGGGCCGGTCGACGCGAGCAAGGAAAGTCTCGACAAGGCCAGCAACGCAGGCCGTGGCTTCGGCGAATGGCTCGCGAACATCATCGTCGTGGCCGCCAAGGTCGCCGAGAGGATGGCTCAATTCGGGGCGAACCTGATATCCGGCCTGGTCAACGGCATCACGAACGGCCTGGGCGCTGTGAAGGAAGCCATCACGAACGTCGCGAACTCGACCGTGACGTGGTTCAAGGAAAAGCTCGGCATTCACAGCCCGAGCCGCGTGTTCGCCGAGCTGGGCGGATTCGTCGGCGAGGGGGCCGCGCTCGGTATGGCGGGAGAGCAGCGCAGCGTCGCGCGCGCGGCGCTCGGGCTTGCGACGGCCGCCGTAACCGGATTCGGAACGCCCGCGCTGTCGACGGCCGCGCCACTCGTGCCAATCGATCGGCGGCCGCCGATCGCGGCATCGGGTCCGGCTGCAGCATCGTCTGCATCGGCCGCCGCGCCTGCGTCGATCATCATCAACATCTACCCGCAGGCCGGCGACGATCCGCGCGCGATCGCGCGCGCCGTGGCCGCCGAACTGGATCGTCGCGAACGCGCGCAGCGTGCGCGCGCCGGCTCGCGCCTGTCCGACTGACATTCACGGAGGATCTGTCCCATGTTGCTGTCGCTGGATCAATTCGTGTTCAGCCTGACTACCGCCCCCTTCCACGAGCTGAAGCGCCGCCGGAACTGGAAGCATCCGAAGAAGTCGCGTATCGGCGCGCGCGATGCTCGCCAGTACACCGGCCAGGGCGACGATGTCATCACGCTCGACGGCCTCATCGCGCCGGATCAGATCGGCACCAGCGCGTCGCTCGACCAGCTCGTCCAGATGGCAAACGTCGGCGAAGCGTACGTGTTGGTCGATGGGCTCGGGACCGTCTACGGCGCGTACCTCATCGTAGGGCTCGACGAAACGCGACGTTACTTCACCCGCGAAGGCACCGCGCGCAGGATCGAATTCACGTTGACGCTCGAATGCGTCGACGACGATGCGCTGCGCATCGACCAGGATGCAGCGCTTGTCGATGATGCGGAATCCGATGATGCAGCGAACGCGGAGCCGAAGGCATGACGACGCGCGCGACCGAACACTCGAACGCTGCCGTGTATCGGCTCGAACGTGTCGAGCCGATGGCCGACTACCGCATCACGCTCGGCGGCCGCGATATCTCGCGGCGGTTCCGGCCGCGGCTCGAATCGCTGACCCTCACGGAATCGCGCTCTGACGATGCGGATACGATCGACCTGGTGCTCGACGACTCGCGCGGCGATCTGGCGCTGCCCAAGCGCGGCGACGAAATCAAGGTGTCGATCGGCTGGGCCGGCGAGCAGCTCGTCGACAAGGGCACGTTCGTCGTGACCGAGTTCGAACATAGCGGCGCGCCCGACACGCTGACCGTGCGCGCACGCTCGGCGTCGATGTCGAACGGCATGCAGGAGCGTCGTGAGAAGAGCTGGCACAAGCAGACGATCGGCTCGATCGTGCGCGCGATTGCCGGCCGCTACAAGCTGACGCCCGCCGTCGCCGACACGCTGGCGAAGATCGTGATCGCGCATATCGACCAGACGCACGAAAGCGACATGTCGTTTCTGACGCGCCTGGCGAAGCGCTACGACGCCGTGATGAACGTCAAGGATTTGCGGTTGCTGTTCACGCCGATCGGCACCGGAAAGACCGTCAGCGGGAAGTCGTTCCAGGTGTTGAATCTGACGCGCGCGAGCGGCGACCAGCATGCGTACCACGTGTCCGAGCGCGAGAACTATTCGGCCGTGCGCGCGCACTACCATTCGAACGGCAAGGCGAAGCGGAAGTCGGTGATTGTCGGCGGGGAGAACAACAAGAATGTGAAGGTGCTGCCGGAGGACTACGCGACGGAGGCAGAGGCCCGCGCGGCTGCACAGGCCGAGTTCAAGCGTATGCAGCGCAGCCAGGCGACGATGCGCTATTCGCTCGCGCGGGGCCGCGCCGATCTGTTCCCCGAGATGCCTGTCACGCTGTCGGGCTTCAAACCCGAAATCGACGAAACCGCGTGGCTCGTGAAAAAGGCGACGCACACCATCGATAGTGACGGCGGATTCACGACCGGGCTCGACCTCGAAATGCGCGATGATCCGACGACCGACCGGCACCGGTCGCATTTTAAGAAGGGCGGAAAGTAGAAAGCCCGCACACGGCGGGCTTCAGGTTGCTTTCTATGGGAGACGGTCAGCTCGATTTGTAGCGATCGTTCATATTCGCATGGTTTGGCGGCCCGTCGTCGCACCGCCCAAGCGCCGCACGTGCAACACGAAGATTTCCCATCGCCTGAATCGCAACTTCGAGCACATGACTGACCGACTGCATGGCATCGTCGATCGCTGCGCGCGCGGCATCGCGTTCGCTTCCGGTCAGGTCCGAACGGAACCGCATCCCGCCCATCGCTAGGGCGCGTACGTCCGCGTGACGATCGGCCGCCATCGATACGCCGGCAGCGCCGTTGTTGTGTTTCATGTCGATGCTCATTCTTCTGGTCCCTCACAAACACGTTCACGGACCGGCGGCACTCAACACGACGCGGTTGCCTCGGAATCCACCACGTCGCCAGCATCGCCGGCTTTCAGGATGCTAACCCAATACTGTATGGATATACAGTGTTTGTGTGAAGAATGGCCAGCGCGCTACGGCGCGCGCGAGCTATCTCTTTCCGTCCTTGGCGGCACGCTCGGCGCGCAAACGCTCGATTTCCGCCATCGCACGATCAACGTTCTCCGCCATGCGTTCGTCGAGCGCTGCGCGGCGGTTTTCCGGCAGGCGTTTAGCGCGCTGCGGCGTGCCCGGCTTGAGCATGACGGCCTGATTTAGAACGCTACCAATGAACGACTGCAGGATCGCCTTGCCGGTTTCGTTGAGTTGCCGGTATATGGCAACGAGTTCGGCCTCTTCTGCATCAGTTTCTGACGGCTCATCGCTCTGGCGCCCAGTCTCCAATCTCTGGCCGGTTAGCACGTAGACGATGTCGACCCCGATGGAGCGCAGTGACAAAAGAAAGCTGGTATCGGGCGCTCTTTCGTCCGATTCGTAGAACGCCAATGTCTTCCGTCCGAGTTGGCCGATCGCGGCGAACTCGTCCTGGCTCAAACCGATGCGCAGCCGCTCTTCACGCAGGCGCTTACCTACAGTTTCCATTTGTACCCATTTCGTGTTGACGTGTACTTTTGTTGCCATTACACTAGCCTTACCGTAACGCAAGGCTAACTATCAAAGTATACCGACCATGACCACCGCCAAAGGCCCGCGCCGATCACCACGCGGCACCCTGTCGGACAAGCCCGTATACGTCCGGCTGACTTCCACGGAACGCGACGAGCTTGAACAGCTCGCTGTGCAGCGCAATCGCTCGATTTCCAGCATGGCGCGCGAGCTGATTCGCATCGGCGCGAGCCAACTTCGCGTCATCCCCCGTTCCCGTTCCGCCCGCTCGTGAATTGAGGAGCCTGCATGTATCCCGATCCCAAGCGCATCCGCAACAACAAGCACACCGTCCGCTTCGATGACTACGAGCAGGCCGTTCTCACGGCGCTCGCGAATTACCAGGGCGAGCAGCTCGCCGTGCTAATCCGCGACATCGTGATGCGCGAAGCGACCGCTGTACTCGCCGAACGCAACACCTCGATTCTGGACCGCGCCGGCGCCTGAACGAAGGCACCGAACCGCCAACAATGAGTAGCTCCACCGATGCCCGAAACCAGCACGGAAATTGCCCTCTCGGACGCCGACCGCGACGTGCTGGAACGCGTGCGCACCTTGCACGACCTGCCCTCCCTGGAAGCGACTGTCGAGTGGCTCGCCAAGCGCCGCCTTCGCCGCACCGCCAAGCAGATGAACGGCCGCGGTCGCGCCTTGTACCTCGTCCGGAGTAAGCCGACATGCGAATCTTGAACCGCTGCCCGCACTGCCGCACGCGCGCGACCGCGCGCAGCAGTCGCGAAATGTCCCAGACCTTCCGGGAAGTCACCTTCCAGTGCAACAACGTCGAGTGCGGCCACACCTACATCGTGAACATGGAGTTCGCCCGCACCTTGTCGCCGTCCGCGACCCCCAATCTGTCGCTACATCTGCCGCTCTCACCGAACGTGCGCGAGCGTCTTGTCGAGCAGCTCGAACTGCCCGTCTAGCGACCTAACCCCCTTTCCCCTGTTTCCCCTCGCATCGTGCCTATCCGGCGCGAGGGGCTTTTTTTGCCCGAAAAAAGGAGATCAGCATGGCCACCCTCGCTTCTGCCGCCGTCGTTATGCCGTTCGATCCGGCCCGCCTGTCGCTCGATAAGCGCCGCGAATACCTGCGCGCACTTTGGCGCGCCGACATCGATCCGTTCGTGTTCGTCGGCACCGCCCGCCGACTCGGCTACGCATTGGGCTGTCATTGGGACGCCGATGCCGGCATGCCCGTCCTGACGCCCATCGTTCTGCATTGATCCGATGCGTGCGCCCCTCACCGACGTCGACCTGCGCGCGATGTGGCGCCGCCTGCGCATGGTCGGCAATTTCGACGCCCTGTGCCCGGCCGCCCGCCACGCCTTCGAGTGCACGGCGAACGTGTGGCGCGATCGCGAGCCCGCGGCCGAGATGCCGGCCGTCGACGGGAAACGCCGCGCCGCGAACGACTTCGACTGACCCATCCGCGCCGGCCGCCGGCGCACTTGCCTGGAACCACACCATGAAGCCCTACATTTTCAGCATCGGCGTGCTGCTGATGCTTTCGCTCTCCCTCACCGGCGTCTACTACCTGGCCGCCGACGTGCTGCGCCTGTTCGACGTTCGAAACGCCCGTGCGATCGCCTTCGTGTTCGGGGTCGTCGCAATGGTCGTCCTGGTCGCGGCCCTCGCATGGTCCGTTCCGCCGCGGGGCTGACACGATGACGAACGAGCCCACCATCCGCTACGAGCTGCTGACGCCGGCCGGCCTGCGCACCGTCGCCGGCGATCACGTCGTCATCCCGAACGACGCCGGCGCCACGTTCGGCATCCACGTCGAGCCGCACCTTCGCGACGGCCATCCAGAAAAGTGGGTCGTCACCCACCTCGCCTCGGGCATCCGCATCGGCCACGGCGTGACGCACGACGCGGCGCGTGCCAACGCGACGACGAACGTCGATCGCAACCGCGACCGCCTGCGCGCCACGCTCGACCAGGCGATGACCTCGCGCTACGAGCTGCAGCACGCCGTTCAACGCCTGCAGCAGAACCATCACGACATCCTCGGAGGTGCAGCAGCATGACGCGCACGACTACCCCTCACGATGCCGCACTCGCAGCCTCCATCGCGGCGGCCGCCGACGCCCTTCGCTTCGACCATGAACCCGGCGGCCTGCAGCGCGTCGCGGTGCTCGCGCTGTTCGTCAGCGTTCTCGGCGATCGTCTGGCGCTTGCCTTCCCTGCGTCCGCCGGCGCGCTCCGTGCGCTCGTCGACAGCCCCGCGACACCCGGCAACCCTGCCGCCCTCTCCCTGCATCAACAGCAACAGCAACAGCAACAGCAATAACGATGGCCTCGATCGACGAACTGAAACAACGCATCGACCTGCACGACCTCGCCGATCGCCTCGGCTTGAAGCGCGGTCGCGGCGGCGACCGCGCGCTGTACCACTCGCCGCAGCACGACGACAAGAGCCCGTCCCTGTCGATCTACGTGAACCACCCGAAGCACGGCACTGGCTGGCGCGACCACAGCGCCGACGTCGGCGGCTCGTGTATCGACCTGGTCATTCACGCGCGCGGCGGCACGGTCGCCGATGCGGTGCGCTACCTGCACGACGCGTACGGTATTCCGCTCGACCGCCAGGCGCCGGCCGAGCGCCGAGAGAAAACGACCGTCGAATACATCGCCGATCGATGCTTCGCGGAGCGCGACCAGGTGCGCGAATACCTCGCTGGCCGCGGTATTTCCGCAGCCGCGATCGACGCGGCGATCGCCGCGCGCTCGCTCGGCTTCAACACGTGGACCAGCTCGAAGGTCGCGGCCGGCGAAGTGGGTCACGCCGGCCCGGCCGCCGCGTTCATCGTGCGCGCGCCTGGCGACGGCCGCGTCGTTGCCGTCGACATGCGCTATGTCGATCCGGCGCTCAACGGCGGCGTCAAGACGCAGACCCAAGGCGACAAAGCTGGTTACGGCTGGACCGCCGATCCTCGCCGGCTCGACAAGGCGAAGCGCGTGTTCATCGTCGAAAGCGCGATCAACGCGCTGTCGATCGACACCTGCGCGATGCCTGGTGCCGCCGCGCTCGCGCTGCGCGGCCTGGCGAACGTGGACGGCATCGACTTCGCGTTCCTGCGCGGCAAACAGGTTGTGATCTGCCTGGACAACGACGAGCCGTTCGCGGACGGCCACCCGCGCGCCGGCCGCCGCCCTGGGCCGGAAGCTGCCTGGGCGCTCTACGAACGGCTCACGGCGCTGAACATCAGTGCCGTGCTCGTCGACCAGGCGAATTGGTTCGCCGACCTCGCGGACGGCGAGAAGGCCGTCAAGCCGATCAACGACGTGAACGACTATCTGCAACTGCGCGGCCCGGCCGAGCTCGCGCGCGCACTCGACCAGCTCGAGCCGTGGCTCATCGCCGGCCTCGCCGGCGACGCCACGCGTCGCGGCCGGCCGCGCATCTTCCTGCCGTCGCACGACTTCGCGCAGTACTGGCGTTTCCGCGTTCGGCCGGACTTCACCAGCTACATCACGAAGATGGACAAGAACGAGGAAAGCGGCGTCGAGACGCCCGTCATGACTGACCTATGCGGCTTCCGCATCGCCGGCATCAGCCGCGTGTCCGTGGCGAGCGCGACGTCGACGATGACGGGCGACGCCGACCAGGCGCCCACCGTCTATTTCGCCGTGTCGGTCCAGGCGCCGCGCCACGGCGCGCAGCTCGTGCGCCGCGTCATGCTCGACGACCAGCTCCACAACGTCGACCAGTGGGGCAAGTTCGGCCCGATCTGGGCGCCGGCGCCGTTCAAGCGCATGGTAAACATCCTGGAGCGCGGCGCCGACCTCGGCGCGCGCCAGGCGGCGAACTTCGTCGGGCTCGCCTGGCGCGACGGCCGCCTGATCGTCAACGAGGGGCCGGACTGCTATTTCACGGAAGCCGACAAGCAGTGCCCGTATCACAACCTGACCTTCCCGACCGGCCCGGCCAGCGACGCGCGCCGCGTGATCGCCGCGTACCAGGCGACGTTCAAGCAGAACGCGGCGACGATCCCGCTCGTGTGGGCGCTCGGCGGCCACCTGAAGGCACTGCTCGGCTTCTGGCCGCACATCACGATCCAGGCGAACAAGGGCGCCGGTAAGTCGACGCTCATCAAGCGGCTTGAACGCTCGCTCGCGTTCACGATGTTCTCCGGGCAGTCACTGCAGACCGAGTTCCGCCTGCTGACCAGCATCAGCCACACGAGCCACCCGGTCGGATGGGAAGAGCTGTCCGCGCGCCGGCAGGACGTGATCGACAAGGCGGTCGGCCTGCTGCAGGAGAACTACCAATACACCGTGACACGTCGCGGCACCGACATGACCGAATATCTGTTGTGCGCGCCCGTGATGCTGGCCGGCGAAGACGTGCCCGTGCGCAGCCTGCTCGGCAAGCTCGTGCGCACGACGCTGACTGGCAAGCGCGGCCCGCTGATGCCGGACGATCTGCCGCGCTTCCCGGTTCGGCAGTGGCTCGAATTCCTCGCCGGCCTGGACAAGCGCGCCGTGGCCGACCACTACGCGACGCTGCGCGACAAGGCGCTGGCCAACTGCCGCGCGAGTGGCGAGGACGACGGCGCCAAGCGCATGGCCGGCAACTACGCGGCCGTCGCGCTCGCCTGGCGCTACCTGTGCGAGTTCGCCGGCATGGACCCGAGCGAAGGCGACTTCCCACGCGACCTGCTCGCCGAAATGAACGGCCACATCGCCGAGACGAGCGCCGACCGCGAGCCGTGGGTTTGGATCATGGAAACCGCTCTGTCGGAAATGGACTGCGGCAACTACAAGCACCCGTACACCTTCGACACCGTCGACGGCGAGTTCTGCCTGCTCATCAACACCGGGCACGTGATGGACCACATCGCCCACACGAGCGCGCTGCGCGACAAATGGAACGGCCTGCCCGTGAAATCCGACCGAGTGTTCAAGGCGCAGCTCAAGCACGCCGGCGTCATCGTCGGCGACAAGGAGGTGGAGCGCCGGATCTACACGCGCCGCGTGCGCTACCTCACGCCGATCTCGCTCGAACGTCTGGCCGCGTTCGGCCTGCACGTATCCATCCGGGAAGACCTGGCCACCGACGCACTGCAAGGGGCCGCAGCGTGACACCCTCTCAGCCGATGCGGCCGCCGTGCGGCCGTACCCATTCCCTCATTCTTTCCGGCCGCGCAGCGGCCCTGTATTCGGGTTTCCGGTGCGTGCGCCGATGCGCGCAGCAGTCGGCGCACGTCGTCACGCGGCCGCCGTGCTGTCCGCTTCCCCCCGTCCCCCCCGCGAGTCGAAACGGCCGGGCAACTACGCCGCCCTTGAGGGAGAGGGGCCGCGCGGGCCGGTTTTTCCACAGGGAACGGGCATGCAGCGCAGAAAACTCGGGGATTCCGGGCCTCTTCGCGCGTAAGTCATTGATTGTTGAGAAGACACCCGCCCCGTGTGGAGTCGCGTTTGCCCCTAGTCAGGCCGATTTTGCCCCTAGTCCGATTTTTGCGCCGGCCGCCGTCGCCCCTTTCTCTTCTCTCTCTAATTCATTGAAAAAGAAGAAGAAAGAATACGAAGAGAGGCAAGGAATCGACTCGAACGCAATGCCCCGGGTCATGCCTGTTTTGCCCTCAATTGCGGACGCTGCCTATTTTTTGTGCCCCGAGTCAAAACGCGCGCCCCGCTTCATTCGGGGCAAATGGGGGCATGCAATATCCAATAAATTCAATCAGTTATGAGTAGATTCGGCGTTAGCCCCCAATCCCCTAGTTGCGCTGCGTGTGCTCCCCCCACGCGAGACACGGGCGCGGCCTCGGCGAGCACGGTCGACCTGCTCGGCGCGGCGGCGATACTCGGCGCGCATCCCGAGACGGTGCGCCTGAAAGCGAAGGCCGGCGAACTGCCCGGCCGCAAGGTCGGCAAGCGCTGGATGTTTTCGACAGTTGCCCTGCAGCGTTACCTCGCCGGAGAATGGATTCCGCGAGTTGTGCAGGGCGACCCGCAGGAGAAATTTGAATCATGTCGCTCTATAAACGCAGTAACAGTCCCAACTGGTATTACCGGCTCACCCCGCCTGGCGGCGGTCCGGTCGTACAAGGCAGCACTGGCACCAGCAACAAAGCCCAGGCGAAAGAGCTGCACGATCGGCTGAAAGTCGATCTGTGGAACCAGGCGCGGCTCGGCCACAAGCCGCGCTACACCTGGAACGACGCGGTCGTGCGCTACATCAGCGACCGCGAGGGGCTGTCGAGCCTGGAAACGTCGAAAACGCACCTGCGCTGGCTTGACCAACACCTGTCGGGCGTCGCGCTGGCCGACATCGACCGCAACCGCATCGACGCGATCGCCCTCGCCAAACGGAGGGAACCGAAGGTGATCCGCACGAAGCACGGGATCGTGACCACCGGCGAGCGCGTCAGCGCCGGCACCGTGACGCGCGTCATCGGCGTGCTGAAGGCCGTGCTGAACGCAGCCGTCGAGTGGGAATGGTTGGACCGCGTGCCGGTCACGAAGCGCACGAAGGTCGTGCAGAAACGGATTCGCTGGCTCACGCCGGCCGAGGCCGAACGGTTGCTCGCCGAGCTGCCGGATCACCTGGCCGACATGGCGCGCTTCTCGCTCGAGACCGGCTTGCGCCGCTCGAACGTGACTGGGCTGCAGTGGTCGCAGGTCGACATCGTGCGGCGTGTCGCGTGGATTCATCCGGATCAGGCGAAGGCGAAAAAAGCGATCACCGTGCCGCTCTCAGATACGGCGATCGCCGTGCTGCTGCGTCAGCGCGGGAAGAAGCGCGCCCCCGAGTTCGTCGACAGTGTGTTCGTCTACCACGGCCGGCCGGTCTATCAGACCGTGACCGAAGCCTGGCGCAAGGCGTTGAAGCGCGCCAGCATCAGTGATTTTCGCTGGCACGATCTGCGTCACACCTGGGCGAGCTGGCACGTGCAGCGCGGCACGCCGTTACAGGTGTTAAAGGAGCTGGGCGGATGGGAAACACTGGAAATGGTGCAGCGCTACGCGCACCTGTCGGCGGCGCACTTGGCGCAATGGGTGCAGCCGCACTTGCCGGTGGCGCAGGCGATCGAGCTGCCGCGCGAAACAGCGTCAGCGCCGCCGGACACACTGCTGACCGCAGCCGGCTAA